CCCCTTCCACTGGCTGGCCCTGTCTTGGGGCACCGAGTCCTTCCTGGTCGACGAGGATTACCATGACAAGTCCCGCAAGGACCTCATGGTTTTCACCGACAAGGTCCTCAAGGACGCCGGCAAGGTCTCCGATGGCGACAAGATCGTCGTGCTGAGCTCCGCCCAGGGCGAACACCAGCCGGGTCGCACCGATTCCATCTACGTCCACACCGTTGGTGCCTGCGACTGAGATTTGAATCGTCGCGTTAAACGCTGATTCCATAATCCTCCCATTGGTTCCCGATGGGAGGATTATTGTTTTTACGCGATGTCCCCGAATGATGACAACGCCGAGATTTGGCGCAAATCGCAATCATGTGGTATTCTTCCAGAGTTGCGTGCAAGCCCTCGTATCCCAATTGGTAGAGGAAGCAGCCTCAAAATCTGCGCAGTGTGGGTTCGAGTCCCACCGAGGGCACGTAAGAAATCAATATCAATCCAGGCCCGGGTTGGGGCATGTTAGGCCGGCTTTGGGTGTGACAGTGGAAAGAGACCGACATGGCTGCAGAGAAGACCACGGAACCGGACGAAGTACTCACTGATGAGGAGCTCCAAGCTGCTGCGGCTCCCGAGCCGGATTCTGCCAATAATAACGAGGCACACAAGCGCACCGTCGTCGTTGCCGAAGACGAATCCGTGAACCGCATGGATTTGGTCGCCATGCTTGAGGATAACGGCTATGAGGTCGTCGGAGAGGCCGCCAACGGTGAGGAAGCCGTTGAACTGACCCGTAAGTTCCGCCCGAGCGTGGTGTGCATGGATGTCAAGATGCCTCGCATGGATGGCATCGAGGCCGCTGGCATCATCTGTGATGAGAACATCGCTCCGGTCGTCATGCTGACGGCATTCTCCCAGTCTGATTTGGTCAAAAAGGCCACGGGCGCTGGCGCCATGGCGTATGTCACCAAGCCGTATGAGGAATCCAAGCTGCTGCCGGCTTTGGAAGTCGCCATGGGCCGTTTCGCCGAAATCAACGATCTGCTTGACAATGTCGAACGTAGCGAGTCCAAACTGCAGGAAACCGAGGAACAGCTGAAGAAGGCCGAAGAGCAGCTGAAGAAGGCCGAAGAAACGCTGGAGGAGCGCAAGCTCGTCGACCGCGCCAAGGGCCTGCTGATGGACAAGGCGGACTTCTCCGAACAGGGCGCTTTCCGTTGGATTCAGAAGACCTCCATGGACCAGCGCATTCCGAAGAAGCGTCTGGCCATGGCCATCATCGCCAAGTATGGCGAACAGAAGTCGGAAGCAGAGGATGAGCGCTAACACACCAACTGTGGAAGGCACTTCACGCGGAACGCTATTGGTCGTTGACGGCCATTCTTTGGCGTTCCGCGCTTTTTTTGCCTTACCCGTAGAGAATTTCAGTACATCATCAGGTCAGGCCACCAACGCGGTCTGGGGATTCGCCACCATGCTTTCGCAGGTGATCGATGCCGAACATCCAGACCATCTTGCCGTCGCATTCGATGTGAAGGGCGGCACGTTCCGCAACCAGATGTTGCCGCAGTACAAAGGAACTCGCGACGCGGCCCCCGAGGAACTGCTCAGCCAGCTGCCATTAATCCAGCAGATGCTGACGGCCTTGGGCGTCACATACATCGAAAAACCCGGTTACGAAGGTGACGATGTGATCGGCACGCTCGCCAGCATGGGCGACCAGGCAGGCTACCGCACATTGGTGCTGTCCGGCGACCGTGATGCTTTCCAGCTGATCAACGACGACATCACCGTGCTGTATCCCGGCCACCATTTCAAAGACCTCAAACATATGACCCCGGATGCCGTGCAGGAGAAATATCATGTCTCTCCCGCGCAATACCCGGATCTGGCTGCCTTGCGCGGAGAAACCGCTGACAACATCCCCGGCGTTCCCGGAGTCGGCGACGGATTCGCGGCCAAATGGATCAACCAGTACGGCGGACTTGAGCAGATCATCGAACACGCCGACGAGATCAGCGGCAAAAAAGGCGAAGCCCTGCGCGAAAACATCGAACAGGTCAAACTGAACCGTTCCGTGAACGCTTTGGTTCGTGACCTTGATCTTGGCGTGTCGGTATCCGACCTGACATTTGGACAAGTCGACGCTGGTCAACTCGACGATCTATTCACCAAGCTCGAATTCGGTGTTCGGACCAAGAATCGCGTGCTCAAAACGTTCAATGCGGACAAACCATCCGGGGACGTGCACGAATCCAGCAAGCTCGGGCTGCCACATGTCGAAGACGTCAACGATCCGCATGTGGTGGAGACATGGGTCCAAAACCATTTCCCCGTGGTGCAGGAACATCTGCACGAACGCCATGAACGCTCCTCCAACGACATTCCGGAATTCGGCTTCGAAATCGATTCTTCGACCCGTTGCACGGACAAGGTGAAACAGTCCTGGACGCTTTACGCCGAAGGCACGAGCAAACCCGGAGAAGCCTCTCTTTCGGCATTGATGATCGCCGTGCACGGCGAAGCCATTCGCATCGACGTATTCAGTCCGGATATGGTGCAATGCCTGCAAAGGCTGTTCGACCGCTATCACCATTCCATGGTCGTGCACGGTTACAAAGAACATGCGCATCTGCTGGGCAGCATCGGCGTGGAACTTCCGGAACCATTGTTCGACACCAAGCTCGCCGGATATCTTGCCCACCCGGATTTCCACGCGGACACGCTGGAACAGGCTGCGGCCCATTTCCTTGATCTGCACATCGAAGCACAAGCCGAAGCCGCGACACAGGGGACCTTGGACTTCGACGAGCCTGAGGAAAACGATTCCAAGAACAACGAGCTGATACTCACCCGCACCGCAATCGTGGGGCTTTTGGCCGAATATTTGGCCGGTGTGCTGGATAAGCGCGAACAATTCGGTCTCCTCAAATCCATTGAGCTTCCGGTCTCTCAGGTCCTGCATGGCATGGAACAGGTCGGCGCCCAAGTGGATATGACACGTCTGGTGCAGATGCGCGACCAACTTGCCGCCGACGCTGCCCAGGCACAGGAAACGGCGTGGCAGTTCGCGGGGGAGCAGGTGAACCTGCAAAGCCCCAAACAGCTGCAGAAGATCCTGTTCGAAGACATGGGATTGAAACCGACGAAAAAAACCAAGTCCGGTTCATACACCACCAATGCCGCGGCATTGCAGACCTTGCGTGATCGCTCGTACGATAACGACCGCGCATGCCAGTTCCTTGACGCGTTGCTGATGCATCGTGAAAAGAACAAGCTCAAGCAGATCGTGCAGACGTTGATCGACGCCACAAACCGTCATGACGGTCGCATCCACACCACTTTCGAACAGACGGTGGCAGCCACCGGACGATTGAGCTCCGTCGATCCAAACCTGCAGAACATTCCGAACCGGGATCCCGCAGGTCGTGAGATTCGATCCGCGTTCGTGCCGGGAGAGGGCTTCGAATCGTTGCTGAGCTCCGACTACTCGCAGGTCGAACTGCGCATCATGGCCGACCTTTCCGGTGATGAGGCGTTGATAGAGGCCTTCCGCTCCGGCAAGGACTTCCATAAGTATGTGGCCAGCTTGGTCTACGGCATTCCCGTTGACGACATCACGTCCGATCAGCGTAGCCACGTCAAGGCGATGAGCTATGGACTTGCCTACGGTCTGAGCACGTATGGACTTGCCCAGCAGCTCAAGATCAAGCCCAAAGAAGCCGAATCGCTGAAAAACCAGTATTTCGCCACTTTTGGCAAAGTCCATGAATACCTTGAATCGCTTGTCTCGTCCGCACGCGAAAAAGGATATACCGAAACCATTTTCGGAAGGCGCAGGTATTTCCCCGGTCTCAAATCGCCGAACCGTGCCGTGAGGGACGCGGCCGAACGCGCCGCGTTGAACGCGCCTATCCAAGGCTCGGCGGCGGACATCATGAAAATCGCCATGATTCGTGCGTATGACGCACTGCAGGAAGCGAACCTTGGAAGTCGCCTCATACTGCAGATTCATGATGAACTTGTGGTGGAGATCGCGCCCGGTGAGGAGAAGCAGGCCACCGCGCTGGTGAAGGATGCCATGGAGCATGCCGTCACCATGGCCGTTCCGTTGGACGTATCGACGGGCATCGGTTCCGATTGGCAATTGGCGGCCCACTGATCCGTTCCCGTCGGATAATCGAAGGCTGATTAAAAAAGAAAGAAGGAAGATTGTGGCAACGCTGAAGCAGGTCGTGGATGTGCTTGAAACGCTGTATCCGCTGCGATACGCGGAACAATGGGATGAGCCGGGACTCATCGTGGGAGACCTTCGCCACGACGTGCGCAACATCGCGTTCGCGGCGGACCCATCCATGGCGGTGATCGACCAGGCTATCGCCGGAGGCATCGACCTGCTGATCTGCCACCATCCGCTGTTCTTCCGTTCCGTGCATGCGGTCTCCGGACTAGGATTCCGTGGTGAGATCGTCCGGAAGCTCAACCTCGCCGGTTGCGCGCTGTGGGTTGGGCACACCAATGCCGATGCCTCCTACCGAGGAGTCAGCATGGCCGCCGCCGACGCGTTCGGCCTGATCGAACAGCGTCCGCTGGTACCCATCGAAGATCCGAAAGCCGAACATCCGGTCGGATTGGGCCGTGTCGGCCGGTTGCAGGAGCCGATCGCATTGCGTGATTTCGCCCGTCGTGTGGCCGACGCGCTGCCATACACCGAACTTGGCGTGCAGGTGTGCGGCGACCTTGACGCGACGATCGGCACGGTGGCGGTATTGCCGGGCTCGGGCGATTCCCTGTTCGATGAAGTGCGTGCCGCAGGCGTCGATGTGTATGTGACCAGCGATCTGCGCCATCATCCGGTGACCGATGCCATCGAGCAGGCGCGCTATGAGGCGTCCATGCGTGCCGCGGACATCGAACTCGGCCGAGGCGACGCCACTGTTCGTCCGATGTTCATCAACACGCCACACAGCGCCATCGAATCCATATGGTTCCAATACGCCATGGGCGATGTGCCTCGTGCCGTATCTGAGGCGACCGGAGACATCCCCACCGTCCGCTGGATTTCCATGAACACCGATCCCTGGAATCTGGTACTGCCGTCCTGCGGGCAGGAACGCTGAACGACGATGTCCGATATGACCAGCATGGATATGTCGCTGAACGAATCCAGCGATGGCGTGGACATGACCAGACCGGCCACAGTACTCAGCAGAGAGCACGTGTATCAAGGCGCGATTTTCGGCGTGGAGGACATGCGTATCGCGTTGCAGACACGAGACGGCGGACAAACCGTGATCCGCAGACAGGTGATGCGGCACGCGCCCTGTGTGGTCATGCTGGTGCATGACTGCGCGCAGGATTTGTACTTGGTCGAACGAGAATACCGTGTCGGCTGCGACGCCTTCGCCTACGGTCTGCCGGCAGGACTCATCGATGACGGGGAAGACGTCGATGCGGCCGCATTGCGTGAGCTGCGCGAAGAGACCGGCGTCGAGCCAATCGACGAAAACAGTTGCGATATCGACCATGTCGGGCAATTCTATTCATCCGAAGGCATGACCGACGAACTGGCCAACATCATGGTGGTGCACCTGCGCCACTGGCAGGCCGTCGAACGGCATTTCGACGCCGACGAGCATGTCGAATCTGCTTGGATCCCGTGGAAGCAGCTACGAGACACGCACATCACGGCCTCCAATTCGGAGATCGCCATTTTGCATGAGCAAATTCGCAGAATGCGGCAACAATAGCGGCCTGCAGGTTTCGAATTGTAAAAACAATCGCCGGAATAAACGAAATAACGAATTCAACTCGCAAAACGTGCGATACTTGAATTATGCAAATCAGACCTGGATCGATGTATCCACTCGGTGCGAGCTACGACGGCGCCGGCGTGAATTTCGCCCTCTTCTCTCAAGTGGCCCAGAAAGTCGAGCTTTGTCTTTTCGATGAGGAAGACCGTGAGACCCGAGTGGAAATGACGGAGCAGAACTCCTACGTATGGCATAACTATCTGCCGGGAATACAACCCGGGCAACGGTACGGCTATCGTGTGTACGGTCCGTATGATCCAGCAAAGGGCCTGCGGTGCAACCCGAACAAGTTGCTGCTCGACCCGTACGCAAAAGCCATCGAGGGAAACATCGACGGTGACGAAAGCCTCTATTCGTATTGGTTCAAAAGCCCTGAGGACGTCACCAGCATGAATACGCTGGATTCCGCGCCGCATACCATGAAATCGGCCGTGGTCAATCCGTATTTCGACTGGGGCAACGACCAACATCCGAACATCTCCTACCATGATTCGGTAATCTACGAAGCCCATGTGCGTGGCATGACCAATCTCAACCTGGACGTGCCGCCGGACATCCGTGGAACCTACGCGGGCCTCGCATATCCATCGGTCATCGAATATCTGAGGAAGCTCGGCGTCACCGCCATCGAACTTATGCCGATCCACCAGTTCGTCAACGACAGCTTCCTGCAGGAAAAAGGCCTGAGCAACTACTGGGGCTACAACACCATCGGCTTCTTCGCGCCTCATAACGCGTACTCAAGCTCCGGACAACGCGGCGAGCAGGTCAACGAATTCAAATCCATGGTCAAGGCCTACCATCGCGCCGGCATGGAAGTGATCCTCGACGTGGTGTACAACCACACCGCCGAAGGCAACAACCTCGGCCCGACCCTAAGCTTCAAAGGCATCGACAACGGTGCCTACTACCGTCTGGTCGACAACGACCGACGCCACTACTTCGACACGACCGGCACCGGCAACTCCCTGCTGATGCGCTCGCCGCACGCGCTGCAGCTCATCACGGACAGCCTGCGCTACTGGGTCACCGAAATGCATGTCGATGGTTTCCGATTCGATCTTGCGGCCACGCTGGCCCGCCAGTTCCAGGAAGTCGACAAGCTGTCCGCCTTCTTCGACATCGTCGAACAGGATCCGGTCATCTCCCGTGTCAAGCTCATCGCCGAACCTTGGGATTTGGGTTCCGGCGGCTATCAGGTGGGCGGCTTCCCGTCCAGCTGGTCCGAATGGAACGGCCGCTACCGTGATTGCGTGCGTGACTTCTGGCGTTCGCAACCATCGACGCTACCGGAATTCGCCAGCCGTCTGATGGGCAGCTCCGACCTGTATCAGATGAACGGCCGCCGTCCGGTGGCTTCCGTGAACTTCATCACCGCACATGATGGCTTCACCATGAACGATTTGGTGAGCTACAACGAGAAGCATAACGACGCCAACGGCGAAGGCAATAGGGATGGCGAAAGCAACAACCGTTCCTGGAACTGCGGTGTCGAAGGCCCGACCACCATCAAGGACGTCAACGACCTGCGGCAACAGCAGATGCGCAACATGTTCGCGACGCTGCTGTGCAGTCAGGGCATTCCGATGATCTGCGGCGGCGATGAGGTGGCACGCACGCAACAGGGCAACAACAATGCCTATTGCCAGGACAACGCCATTTCATGGACCAATTGGGATCTTGACGATAGTCAGAAGGATCTGCTTGAGTTCGTTTCGAAGCTGATTCATCTGCGACTCGAGCACCCGGTGCTCCACCGTCGTCGTTTCTTCACCGGCCGCGAGCCAGGAGACCCGGACGATAAGATTCCGCAGGTCGAATGGATGGACCACACCGGTTCCATCATGGACATGGAAGATTGGTCCAATACCCACGCGTTCTCGGTGATGATCTATCTGAACGGTTCCGATATTCCGGAAGCCGACTGGTATGGCAACCAGATGGTGGACAATAACTTCATCCTGATTTTCAACGCGCATTACGAGTCGATTATGTTCACCTTGCCGGACGAGCGGTATGGCAAGAAATGGCGTCTGGTCGTCGACACGCATAATCCGAAGGGTCCGGAACTCAACTATGAGGCCGGCTTCGCGATCACGGCGCAGTCGAGAAGCTTCCTGTTGCTGATGAGCGATAGAAAGCCCACCACAAAGAACTACGATTTCTGATAGCCATGAGAACAGGCGAGGTGCCATCCGTACGGGTGACACCTCGCCGTATTGTTTGTGGACTGTGCTCGTGAACCGTTACGAGAATTAGACTTCCGACGAGAGTCGGGAAACGGTTCCAGGAACGGTTTCGCTGACCTCCGCAAGATCCTCGACGGATTCTGGCCGCTTGGTTTGCGCCAGAATAAGCTGCGTCTGCACACGATCGGATTCGATGGCCGCAATCTGCCGTGAAAAGATGATGAACCAGCCCAGAAACATCATGCCGGCAAGAGCCTCGACGTTCGTCAACGTGTTACGCCCCGCCAACCACTGGAACCCGGCAAGAGCCCCGATCACGATAGCTAGGTCTGAAATCACATATACTACTTTTGAAAGCTGCGGGGCCAGCCAAGGCAGCGCGATCATCAGCACGCTCATCAGGCAGGGAAGACCGCGGGCGAATACGTTGTGCAGAATCGGATGCGGCGTGTAACGGAACATGCCGATGCCGATGAAGGCGATGCCTGCGAGCGTCAGCATGGTCGATAGCAGAAGAATCCGCGCCTTGAAGTGTTTGGGAGCTTCTTTTTCATCGCTTGCAGACAGATACTGCATCTGCAGACGGTGCGTGGTGATGAGCTCCGAAATCGCGAAATAGCTGATGATGACGATGCAGACGCCGGCCAACATCAATGTCGAATTGAACATACGAGCAGCAAAAGTGGTTCGATCGCCCAATTGGGAGAAATTGTTGTTGTACCAGTATGGATCATCGGACGTCAATCCTGCGATGCTGACACCGGAAACCACGAAGAACGGCAACAAGGATGCGATGGTCTTGGCATTCATGAGTTCCGCCTGTACGAACGTGACATAGCCTACGACCCCCGAGATCGCGGCGCAGAGCGCAGTCAGATAGCCTTTTAACGTGCGCAACCCCATCATGTTGCTGGCAATGGAAAGCAGCATGAACGCCGTGACGAAAATGGTCGACGCGTAGACCACGGACAAAGCGAGTATCTCGAAGATACGGCGAATAGGAATGGTCCAGCCATGTTTCAACGTCATCGACCTGGAGTTGCGCGCATACCCCAAGGTGAACGAGATGACTCCACATCCCGCGGTGATTCCGGCACACACGGTGAACAGGCGTTGGGTGACACGCCAGATGGCGGGAGCGAATTGCAGATATAGGTCCATGGCGATCCATGCAAGAGTGGCGCATGCCATGAAGGAAATGATGCCTGAAGCCTCGGCTTGCTGATGACGTCCCATGCGCGTTCCCTCCAGTATTTGCCATTCTAGCCTGTCGTTGTCCTACCATACGCTACAATGGAAACTCGTGTTCACCTGCCACGTGCGGGAGTGCATGAACGGGCTGTAGCGCAGTTTGGTAGCGCGTCTGCTTTGGGAGCAGAATGTCGCAGGTTCAAATCCTGTCAGCCCGACCGGAAGCCTTGGAAGCATTATGTTTCCAAGGCTTTATCTTTTCTTGGCCGTAGGCTATCGACACGATTCGACACGATGACCGCGCAACCTCCGCGTCTAGACGGTCTTCAACTGTTCAGCGCGCAGCTCGCCAATCGCGTCCGCCACATCGTCCAATCGTTCCGGCCAGAGAGCCGTGTATGTGTTCAGCGTGATGCTGGGTGAGGAGTGGCCGAGCTGCATCTGTAGGGTCTTCACATCCGCGCCTTGAGCAATCGCAAAGCTCGCATAGCTATGCCTCAAACTATGGATGGTCACGCCCTCGTCCTCCATGCCGGCCAGTCGGACGGCCTTTCGCCAGACACGCGTCCGCCACGTGTTCGTCCACAGGTTCCCGCCTCTTGCCGCGCGGAACAGCCAGTCGTCGTCGCCCATGCCCTCCATCTGCCGTTCGATGGACGGTATAAGGAATCTGGGTATGGCGATGCTGCGCGGTTTGCCGTTCTTCGGCGTGCCCAGCACAAGCCTGCCTTTGCCGTCGTCGGTCCAAGTGCGGCGGATGCGCGCCCTGCGTGATTCCACATCCACGTCGCCGCATTTGAGTGCCAGCGTCTCGCCAATGCGGGCACCGGTGTATGCCTGCCAGCGGACGATCAGCCCGTCTACCGGCCGTCCTGCCCGTTCGGCCATGCCGGCCAGCAACTCCACCTCCTCGACGGTAAGGAACACCATGTCGTCATCGGATTGCGTGATGCGCGGCACGGTGACCTTTTCAATGGGGTTCTCTCCGATCCAGCCGTGCTCCAAAGCGAATTCCATGACACCGCCCATGACGACCTTGACGATGTTGCGGATGCTGCGTGGACTCAATGGCTTCGATTCGCGATCGTCCTGCAGTTCGGCGGGATACCCGCCTTCGGTGAGCTGCGTGACCCACTGTTGCAGTTCGTCGCGTTGGATTTCCCTCAGTGTGCGATTGCCCCACTTGGGGTTGATATAAACGCGCAATTCGCGGCGGTATCTGCCCAAAGTGCCCTGTTTGATATCCATCTTGCCGTCCGTCCATTCGGAGGCAACGTCCCGGAAGATGCGTAGTTCCTGCTGCGGGTCGCGGTATTTGCCGCGTCTGATGTCGTCCTCGATGGCCGCTGCGTATTCCTCAGCGTCACGGAGCTTGGCGAAGTTCCGTGATTTCTGGACGCGTTTGCCGTCTCGAAGCGTGTACCAGCGGCATCTCCACCGTGAGCCTTGGCCGTACAGCGCGGACCGCCATTTGCCGGGCACATTGGCTTTCATCGGATCCTTCGCATTGGCCAGCGACTGTTTCGCGGCCCTGCTGGGCGGGTTGCCGTCCTCGTCGTTTTTGAGCCATCTGTCGTCTACGAACGCTCTGGCCATGGTTGTCTCTTTCCGAGGATCCGCGCTACACTGTGCGTGGAACCTCATTTTGGTGAAAACGGAAATGCTGATTGTTGGTTCCTTGGGTTCCGTCCGACTGTGTTCGGGCGGGACCCTTTTTTGTTTCCCGTCGCGGTATGTGGACGCTGAACTTCTTTTATTGCACGCACACGCCGGAATCGTACAACAGCTGCCGATAGTCCGACAGTACTTGGATGGTGACGCCCAATTCCACGGCCATCATCCACGTATTGCCTTCGTATATCTGCTCCACCATGCCATAGTCCACGGGACTGATCAACGCCAGCGCGGTCTCCCTGCGACACCGGCGCTCGCACTTCAACCCGTATTGGCTACCACAGCCTGGATCGTGGTGTTTCGCGTGGATGAGCTCATGGCACAGCGTGCAACGGCGCTGGCGCTGGTTGAGCCAGTCGGCCAGCAGAATGAGTTTGTGTCGATCGTCGTATAGGCCGCATATGTCACGGAGAAGGTCGCGTGACATGACTGACAGACCCATGGATTCCGCGTTCCGGTGAAGCTCCGCGATGGTCTTGTTATCCACATTCCTCTCTTCCGAAAGTATTGTTTTTCGAGAAGTACTTTTTTGCTGTTTGTCAAGTTCTGCTTGACAGTTGGAGTGTCGTATGTGATGCTTGAATCAGCTCATCTACCAAGTTGTAGAAGGAGTCTCCAGGGTCGCTGCGGCGGCCCTTGCTTTTTATTGAACGCAATTCCCGTTCAAACTTGACTGATCATATTCTTTCAGCAGTTTGTTGAAGCTATGATCATGATCGACGTAGTAGGCGGTGACCAACATGCAGTAGCCTCTGTCCTTATGCGGTTCCAGCACGACTAGATACCGTTCTGATTCAATGAGGATATATAACCTATCGCGGCCATGCTTATGCTTCCTCCAGATTAATGGCGCATCACATACCTCATAATGGCATTGCGGACAATCCTTTGCGTCGTCAATCGTCTTCCGTGGAAACCTGATCCGCTCACATCTACGCAGATCGACATTCCTCTCGCCGGTTGTGTAGTCTTCGACGCTTGTGATGTGGAAAAACCCAGCCCATTTTCCGTCGGTCTCCTCTCTCTGGCGGCGCACGGAGACCCTCAGACCGTCGAATGATGGATGTGAATCTATGAAGTCCTGCCTGAAGATTGCATAAATCCTATCCTCATATACGGCAAAGTCTTCTATCGGGGATTTGGGCACGAGCTCCGGTATCCAATGCGGTGTCATGCGTTCCGTCCTTCCCAGACGAAGATGTTGAACTTGCGCGTGCCCAAGGTCGTTGACTGGGTGAGACGGAGCTTTGATCTCATGCGTATGTAGTCGATGATTTCAGCTTTCGCGCCTGATGGTTGGGGGATGGTCGTCCGGTTCGCCCTGCATACGGCTCCGTTGATCACGTCGGTGATTTGCATCATTTGCACTTCGTCTGAACGGATTGGTTGCACTTTCTTGATGCATTCGTGGTTGAAGTCGTAGTGGCTGTTTGCTAGCACTTCCTCCAGTTTCTCGGTACGTTGCGCGGAGTGCGTGTCCTTGATGTCCACGTACACGTTGTAGGTGTTCGTGGAATCGAACAGCCTGTTCAGCATGGTGAAATACATCTTGTAGTACCAATCGTTGTGTGACTGGGACCATGCCTCATGATTCAGACGTGTCTTCTTGGCCACCAGAACACGGAACCTCATGTCGTCATCCAGGAAGAAGCAGTTCAGCAAATCCTTGTACAGGTCGATTTTCGGCATGCTGGCCTTCGTCCACTTCACTTCCGTGCGTGCCTTGACACCGTAACGTGCCTTGATCTGGAGAATATTCTCTGTGATTTCCTGCCTTTTATCCTTGGGTATAATGAGGGCTCCAAGGACCATCACGTCGCTGTCGTCATGTTCCAGATGACAGCTTTCATCGCAATACAGGTTGTATTCGGTCATTCGTGTTCCTTTCAATCCATTAATCGTCCGGCGTTTCGGCTTCGAGGCGTGCGTTCGAATCCCTGTTGGCGGCCACGTCGTAGTCTTCGGGGTGCGCGGCGATACGGTCGATGGGATCATCGGTGATCCGGGACTCGCGCTCGCGGGCCTCGTAGGCGCGGGCGGCCTCGCTGGAGATTGACCCACAGGCTGCCGCGACCAGTGAAAGAGCGTCCGGAAGCTCAAAGAGTGGAGCGAGTCTGTCTAACTCGCTAATTGCCCAACTTCTTTTACCGAGTACTCGGTCGCTGACATAACCTTTTGATCGTCCTTCAAGAGCCTTGGAGAGGTCGGCCTGGGTAATGCCATTGGCTTCCATTGCTTGGCTGATATATTTGCAAATCACCAGATCGGTGCGTGTTGTGCTGCTATCCATAGCGATGACTGTATTCGAATTTTCGGGAAGTTACATCTTTACACCGTTCGGCGTGTCGAATTTGCCATACCGAATATTCGGGAGTACATTGAAAGCATGTTCACCGAATATCCGGTAAACGTCGAACAAAGTCCCGAATATTCGGGGAATGGAGGTGATGTGACAAGCAATGAATACGTGACACAGGCAATAAAAGTCAGGATGGCTCGACTTGGAATCACTCAATCCGACGTCGCCGACGCAGTTGGAATCAATCGGGTCGTCATGAATCGATACATGCGCAATCAACGGGAATGGCCGATTCGCGTTCTCGACAAGATTGCTCCGGCATTGAAATGGCAAGACGGTCTTGACATCTTCATTGCAGCAAATTCAGAAGAAAAAGAACCGCAATCGGCGCTCGCCAAATCATGAATCGAAAGGAGAATCCGAAATGAGCATCAATATTCCGGCCGAGACACCGGATGAATCCACGAACCCGATTTCCGTTGAGGAGTTCGAACGCCTGCATCCGGCGATGCTGGGCGCGATAAGAAAAGCCGTCCGCGAGGAACCAGCTCGAACGGTTATCGGAACAGTGGGCGACGACAGGAGGAGCCACCTGTCCAGCCTTGACCTGCGAGGAATCGGCATCGAGGTCGGACGGCAGTTGTCGGCCCGCGACATGACGACTGAAGTCATGGGCTCGATTCTCGAGCGCATCAATCAGGCCGCGGACCGACTAAGCACGGAGATACAGGAACTCCGTTCAGAACTTATCCGAGAGCACGTCGAGACAGTAGGCGGCGGATGCCATGGAAGCATCCATCGAATCGAATCCCTTGGCGAGGAGGGAAAGCCCTTGGCACAGGGCTCTCATCCTCTCGTCGGGATCGGACGTTTCAGCGGCCTTCCCGAACACGGCGCTCGCCTTCGCGAAATCGGATCCATTGCTCATATTCTCACCTCTCTTCTTTGCGTGGGTCTGCTCATTCTCCCACTCGGCAGGAAGGGCCTCAAATGAGAGTGCTTCGAAAAAGCAAGCGGCGCTCGCCGAAGAGTGAATCGAAAGGAGAATCCGAAATGAGGAAGATGAAGAGATCCGACGTTCGAGAATGGATTCCAGGTGAACCGCTCGAACGGGTCGACTTCGGCAACGGCTGCACGGGGATGGATAAGAGCATTCCGAAAGAGCCGGGGAACGCTGGCGATTTCAAGCGTCTCATCTGGAAATGCCGCGCCATCGAAGCGGACGGAGGTCCATGCCTTGATGTGCTTCCATCCGAATACTGGATCGATGACGTGAAGCAGGCCGGCTACTATGACGTGCTCACCTGCACGTCAAACTCAGGACCATACCGATTCGATGACGCGTGGACCTATCTCAATGGAATCAATGCTGGGTGGCAGCTCGCGCGAAGGAAGCGTCACTCCGGCTTATACGCCACTTTGCGCACCTTGCGCAACGGCATATTCGGCTCGTCGGCCCATCGCCACAGGAAGACGACTGGTATTGGCCCGTTGACCACATATTCGATGGTCTCGGTTGGTACGAAATCGTCAGGTAATCGCGTCTTCAATCGGAACGTTGTTGCATCCTCCAGTGGTGTAGCCGACTCCACATGCACGTTGCGTGATCCCTCGATGCGGACGCGCCGGATCGAGCCCCGAACCCATTCCGCGTCGGAGAACGGCGGCTTGTCATGATCGGCGCGCTGCATGGCGGTCTGCTCCTCCAAAGTGGTCGCCTGTCTCTGCAGACTGTCCAGCTGCTCACGCAGGAGCCTGATGTCATCCTCGCGCTCCTTGTTCTGCTCCTTCGAGCTTCTGTGCTCGAGAACCCATCCAACGATCGTCACGACGAGCGTGAGAACAAATGCGGCGAATTCGACGCCGTGCTGTGAAAACCAATCAATCATGAAAACGATTCTAAGGAGAATCCGAAATGAGCATCAACATTCCGGCCGAGACGCCAGACGAAAGCGACCACCCAATCTCCGTCGAGGAGTTCGAGCATCTGCATCCGGCGATGCTTGAGGCAATAGGGAAGGCCGTCCGCGAGGAACTGGAGCTCTCTCACGCGGACGGCCGAACGTCAGCTGATGTTCAGCGCACGTTTGATCTTCAACTGGTCGTTCCGGATGTACCGCTGGTATTCGGCGATGCCCTGCACGGCATCAGCCAGCGAAACGATGGCCTGCTGAATGTTTCCGGATTGCGCGTAGGCCTTCGCGTCATTAGCGGAATTCACTGGATCGCGTTGCATATTATCACCTCCCTTCTTTGCGCGGGTCTGCTCATTCTCCCACTCGGCAGGAAGGCCCTCAAACGAAACACGTCGGAAAAGCAATCGGCGCTTACCAACGCATGAAAGGAGCGGGTGCGTGATGGATGACAAAGAGGTGTTCGCCGCATTGGCGGCGGCGTTGAAGCCGATGAACACGACGAAGGACATCGCGGACAATTGCGGCATCAAGGAAGGCACCCTGGCGTACTGGCGTAGCGCGGGCATCGGCCCGAAGTTCGTGAAGGTAGGACGGATCGTCATGTATCCGAAGGAGCAGATGATCGCCTATTTCGCACAACACCTGTACCAGTGCACGGCCGAATACGAGGAAGAGGTGGGTGCGTGATGACCGACAACGACTGGCGTACCGATACCCCGTGGCCTGACCCATGGGAAGAAAAGGAGGACAAATGAACGACATCCGCAAAGCCTGCGTCGAAGCGATATTCAGGGAATTTGAGGACGAGGGCGACGTCATCCGTCCGGCCTATGCCGACGGGTGGGGCGACATCGAAGCAAGGCGTTCGCTCGGTCACATCGTCGGATACGTCGACCTCGACGTGGCCGGCCTCGTGGACATCGTCATCGACGCCATCAACAAGGAGCTGATGGGATGAAGGCCCTTGCCCGTGTCATCCTGCATCAGCTGCTGTTCGCGGTGTGGTTGCTGGCCATGTGGGTGCTGTATTGCACGCCGGCGTGCACGCACCCGATCGAACATCTCATCGCCGTGCCGTTCGCGGTGCTCATCCCCGCGGCTGTCATCATGCGTCGCCTGTGTTCCGACCCCCGCTTCGCGCGCTGGCTGGACGAGCAACGGCAGTGAAGGACTTGGGCGGCTCCTCACACATTGCGGCATGGACGTGTCTCGTCATGCGCGGCCATGCCGGAACCGCCCGCGCGTCAAGGAAAAGACGTTAAAACCAGCCGGACGGGTCATCTTCTCTCTTCTCCTCCCGCCCGGCCCTCGCCGGGGCCCGCGAACGGATGCGGGCGCCATGGATCGGCGTGTTGAGGTCACGTCGGCGGATGGATGCGCGGTTCGAATCCGCGTCCCGGCACGACATCAATCCAAAGGAGGCAAACGTTGCCAAGCAAAACACCAATCAGGCCGGAAGGCGAGAAGTGGTTCGAATGGCCG